GCACCTTCAACACGGTCCAGCGAGATGTCCAGGTCAAAAATTTCACCGTCAAAGCGTTTTTTTGTCCCGTAACGCTAAAGTTACCGTAACTTTATTCTCAAAATTGCGGATCCCTTTCACAATCACTTCATAGTTTTGAGTCATTGAATTACTCTCCCCGTGCAGCCTTACGCTTGTCTTCTCTGATTTTGAAGTACAGATTTGTCAGATAAGTCAGGAAGCCCAGAATCAGACTCCCCAGTACACCAATCGCAGCCCACTGTGACGGACTGACTTGATCAAGCCACTGTAAAAACCAGTAGCCAGCACTGCCTGCGGAGGTGCCGTAGGCAATGCCCGTTGAAATTTTGTCCATGGATTTCATAGCCTCACCTCCGCAAATAACGGATGGCGTAGTTTTACACTGAGAAATGAAAGGGATTTAAAAAGAAAAAACCGCAAAAGCGGGCGAAACGATATATACAGTAAGGAAAGCACTCTATCCAACAAACCACCCACAGTTAATCGGAATAAAAGCAGAGTGCTTATGAATGATCGCCTGCCCGAAGGTTAGTATTTCTGCACAGCAATTTTGCAAAAAAAGGCGATCATTCATAACCTAAACGTCTTTCAGTCACTCCGGGATTTCCCATCATCGCAGACTGAAAGACTCTAACTGGAGCGGGCAGCGGGAATCGAACCCGCATCATCAGCTTGGAAGGCTGAGGTAATAGCCATTATACGATGCCCGCATATGGTGCCGACTACCGGAATCGAACTGGTGACCTACTGATTACAAGTCAGTTGCTCTACCTACTGAGCTAAGTCGGCACTGGACCGCCACCGGGGACTCGAACCTCGCACACTCAACTTAAAGGGTTGACGCTCTTTCCTGATGAGCTAGTGGCGATTGGTGGCCCTTGCTGGATTTGAACCAGCGACCTGGCGATTATGAGTCGCTCGCTCTCACCACTGAGCTAAAGGGCCGGGAGCAGAATAATAATGGTGCGTAATTAATTCTGCAATCTCATCCGTTTCAAACGATTAAATCCTGAACTTCCCTGACTGTCTGTTCAAAACGTCCGGTCTCCAGCTCAACACCAATCGCACAACGCCCCAGTGCCATCGCCGCTTTTACCGTTGAACCTGAACCCATAAAAAAATCTGCAACCAGGTCTCCCGGACGACTGCTCGCGTTGATTATCTGCTGCAGCATTTCTGCCGGTTTTTCGCACGGATGTTTCCCTGGATAGTACTGCACCGGTTTATGCGTCCAGACATCGGTGTACGGAACCTGCGCCGTCACACCGAAATACCGCCGCAAATTTTTATATTCACTCAGCAGTTCCGTATACTGCCGGTTCAGCTCACTGTATGTGCTGACCAGCTGGTGGTGTGGCTTTTCCAGTTCCCCGCGCTGATGTTTTTCTGCCGCAACACGCGCAAACAACGCCTGCAATTTGTTGTAATCACCCTCGTTCGGTAACTGCCACTGACTGGTACCAAACCAGTGCGAAGCCATGTTTTTCTTTCCGGTGGCTTCCGCTATCTGTTTTGACGTTATTCCCAGTGATTTACGCGCATCACGAAAGTAAGAAATCAGCGGGGCCATGACGTGCTGTTTTAGCTCGCGCCCCTGTGCCACATAGCCATCATCTTTCGGGCGATACGGTCCCTGATAATGTTCTGCAAACAGAATGCGCTCTGTTGCCGGAAAATACGCCCGCAGACTTTCCTTATTGCACCCGTTCCAGCGTCCGGACGGCTTCGCCCAGATAATGTGGTTCAGCACATTAAAGCGTTCACGCATCATGATTTCGGTGTCAGATGCCAGGCGATGACCACAGAACAGGTAAAGACTTCCGGCAGGCTTCAGTACCCGCCAGAACTGCGCCAGACACTGGTCCAGCCATTTCAGGTAATCATCATCGCCCTTCCACTGGTTATCCCAGCCCTCGGGCTTCACTTTAAAGTATGGCGGGTCTGTGACTATCAGATCGACAGAATTTTCCGGTAAGGTCTGGATAAATTCCAGGCAATCAGCGTTGATTAACTCACAACTGGATATTTTTACAGTATTAGCCATAGATCAATAAGCACTTCTCTGATAGGCTCATACCGCTTTTGCGCAAAGCAGATGGGCCTGAGGTTTGCTTGTGACCCCAACGCATGAGCAGATGGCTGGCAGGTGCCGCTAACACCCACCAGCCGCCCATTACCACAAATTAAAAAGCCCTCACTGCGGAAGGCGTCTGTAACAACCGAACTGATAATCTGCCAGCCCCGCCATAACAAGCTGAGTCAGTATTAACTGGCAGCGTTCGCGTGAAAGGTAAGTATTCTGCGCAATTTCCCCGACGGTCGCCGGTTCGGTGACGCTTAATTCATTAAACACCACTCTGGCGGTTTCGGTCATATCCTGCTGTTTTAGCATGCCTTTTTCCCTTTTCCGGTTAACGTGACATACCAATACCTCTTGTCGAAAAAGCCAGCAAGCTGAAAGACCAGTATTCACAACTACCAGCGCATTTAATGTTCTGTGCCGTTTTTCAGGCATAAAAAAACCCGCATAAAGCGGGTTCTTTCAGGTGTCCATGTCTGCTATTCGCCTCGCGGTACAGCTTTGCGAAGCGTAGCTGGATTGAAACAGTTTATGGCTAAAAATACAAGTTTTTTTTCTAAAACTGCATAAACCTTACTACCAGCCAAAAATCCTCTTCGTGCAACAACAAACGCCCTCCAGATTCTAAGCGTCAGTAAAAGAAAATGCATCTCGCATCAGTGGATACAGAATAAACTCAGCTATTCTCAGCCACATATCTATACGATTGCGGCATGTTGCATAGCACCACTCAGGGTGAACCTCATTCAACAATTCAGCCATTTTGCGTTTACTCATCCCCCGCCCTTCGTACCTTTGCCGCAGGATATCAATCAATCCAGGATAACGTGCAAGCGCTTTACTTATCACCCCATCAATGCGTAACGCCTCTGCATCAGTACAGTGAGACAACCAGCTCTTCTGTCTGCCAGCGATCATCTCTCGCAAGAATGCTTCCAGCTCTGGTTTATCAATCCCTGACTCCCTGATTCTACGCAGGGCTTCATTGATCGCGGTTTTTGTCAGTTTTTTGGATGCCAGCAACTGATTGAACATATTTCCTGTTTTGCCACCACCTATATACGACCAACGCCCCCACATCCGTAATTTCCCCTGGATCCAGACGGCTTCCAGCGTTTTTAGACGTAAATGCTCGCCGCTTTTGCCTGTAATTTCCGGGTATATCATATTTACGATCACTCACTCTCAATTTTGTAAATCTTCACGCCCAGCCGCCCCCCAGGAACGCGCTGACCGCGCACAATATTGATTTCATCAAACTGCTCGTCGTCTATGAGAAGTCCGGCATGCGTCAGCGCATCCAGTGGTGCTTTCAGGATATTGTCCAGGTCACGACGACGTTTATCCGGTGGCTCTGCAATAATCTTTATCGCCAGCCGTCCGGACAGGTTTAATTTCAGTCGCTGCTGGCGAACAATAAGCGCCACATCACGGCGATAACGCTCACCAGCTTTTGATACAAAATATGTGCTGCCACGACGTCGCCAGTAAGTGTTCACCGTTGGCGGGTAAGGCAAAACAAATTCTATGAGTTCAGTCATTCATGCTTTCCACTTCAGGACACCCGAATTTCTCGCGTGCATTAAAAAACGAATCAGCAACAACAGCTGGCTGCCGTGTTTTTCTTCAAAATCTTTTACCCCGGCGTGTAGTTCGCTATGGCATTTACGGCACAGCGGAATAACAAACAAATCATCAGCCTTTGTTCCCATCCCTCCCAGTCCATGACCAATGATGTGATGCGGATCATCTGCCTGATTGCCACACGTCATGCATTTCTGCGTTTTTACCCAGCGCGTGTATACGGGCATCTCTTCCCGTTGTGGTTTCTGGCGCTGGAGATACTGAGCCGGTGACTCCGGATCAACGGCAATGCTGACCACCGTCTTTTCCTGTGGCGGGTTTTGCTGGTGGGCGTGAGGCACCGGCGCAAGATTTTTTGTGCGCTGCTTCAGTATGCTGGTGGCGGTCTGCTCTCCCGGTACGATGTCGCTCTCGCGGTATACTGAGCGAATTTTTTCCGCACGTAACCCCAGAGAACGACGTAATGCTGCCTCTGGTAGCGCGTCCGCCACCTGATTGCAGACCGCCCACCAGGATAATTCAGCCAGCGATAATTCCCGCTCCTGCGTGCCATTCATTGCATGGCGTATGACGTCAATCATCCATGCTGACAGGTTTTGATGAGCAAGTTGCTCGAGTGATTCGGATGTCTGGTCACGCAGCTGGTTGTCGCAGTGCCAGCACAACACCATTGCGCCGGTACCATAACGGTGAATAACGGTTTCGCTGTGATGATAATCGCCGTGTGGCCACTGGCAGGATTTAATATGGCGCAACAGCCAGTCAGACAATGCACCAGCACCACCAGCAGCACGAATTACCCGTGCGTTACTGAAGAACGGCAGCAATGTTTTGTCTTCCACCAGCGGCTGGCGAACGGCAGGAACGACCCCGGACGGCAGATTACGCATGCTTTTCGGTTCCGGCTCCACCAGTACCCGGGTATTGTGGAATACCAGCATGGATTCACGGCCCGGCTTAACGACCACCAGCCCGAGTTCCGGTACCAGAACAGGTCGAAGTAATACCCGCACGTTACCTCCAGGTGCGTTGCTGGAATGTACGGGACGGACGCGGTGGGCGTTCGGAGTAAGGCAATCTGACTGAGATTATCCAGTGACGGTAGTCGAGACTAAGGGCTTTCTTAAACTCATACCCACGTCTGCGGTAGTTCTGAATCAGCCATTCGGCCTGTTCTTCAGTGCAGGGGTCATGCTGATACCAGTCATATTTGAATATGTGAGAACACCGCCCGTGCCTGCTGGCAAGGACGGCAGAATCATTAGAATTGTGCAATTTGGTATCGTGCGCCATCGGTTGTCTCTGCTGGCGCAGCAGGTGCCAGTTGTTCAGGCTAGCGTGAGGATTGTAAACCAGAATGCCAGGAAAAAACAAAACCCGCCAAAGCGGGTTAAAATTTGTGGCAATTTTCCGGCGCAAATGCGTATTCGTAAGTGAAGTTAAACGCCTCGTTTTCGGTGTTAAATATCTGGTCAGTTATGTCGTGCCAGTTACCAGTCCAGAAGTATTTTTGTGCTACTCATTTACCTTCTGACGGGAACACAGCATAAGCACCGAAATACGTATCATCAGAATTCGGGTCTGGATATGCCTCGCCTTCGGCCAAGATGTAAAAGTTGATACCGCTTACAATCAGGCAGCCCATTATTTTTTCTCGTTCTGCACTGCCATATCCAGATAACACGGATCGGATGCTTTTGGCAGTGTCAGGCTAAGGCGAACGCGGTCCATGAAGTATTCGCGCAGATGTTCCGGCAGCTCTCTTGCTACGTGTTCGGCAACTACTGGCTGATTAAGGCTCTCTTTGTACGCAACGCCGGACGCTGCAAGATCAACGCTAACCTTGTCCTGCTCTTCTTTTAATTTTGCTGCGATGTTGAAATCAAACATAAAAAATACCCTCGGATTATCGAGGGAATTATAGGTCAGGCTGCTATTCGTTTCGACTGGTATAGCTCCGCCAAATTAGCCCTCACCAACACCCAACGAACGGCGACGGCACAGCATGACCGCAGCGCACAGCTTGCTTGTCTTTCGTGTACTTCTTAACGCTGTAGTCCTGAACAATGATATACAACTAAAGAACATACAGCCTCATACCAAGATTTTCGACACCTAGTATCAATTGATCTCAACACATAGCAAGAAGTTGTTGCATTCGCTCCCAAAGTAAAACCACCTTGAAAAGAAGATATCATTTTGATATCTTTATTGGGAAAATCTCTATCGACAAGGATTCATTATGACCTTAAGCACAGATGTTAAGCATATGTTAATGCTCACCGAAAGAATTGAACAAATTTTAATAGATATAGTTGAAAAACATGGCCATTTCTTTGACTTCCTTCGAGTTCGGGGGGGGCAAAATCTTCCCCAAACTGTTTCAGTAAAAAATGAAAAATTCAAAATTAGCATCCCATTGATTATGCTAATTTTGTTAATTACACGCTTAATAGTCTTCAAACTTGCGATTATGTATAAGCTCATAAGATCCAAAATGCTTGAAGTGAAAGCACTGTCTAAAGTAGGTCAAAACACGCATAACTATCTTTTTGATTTAGATACAGTTCGGAAATTAAACATTAAGGAGTCCTTATGTCACGCATGAAAAAGCCTGACAGCTTCCTCCTTAGATTCAAAGAAGAAGATGGTATCAACGGTATCAGTTCTGAATCCTTTGAAAAACTAATGAAAGCTACTGGTATGAGTAAAACAGACCTCATGCATTTTGCACTCGTAAACTTAGTGGAAAAATACATCCCGGCTTATGAGCAAGATGATGGGCCCTTGACCGAAGCTCAATTCCGGACACTACATGAAAGATCGAAAACTAACCAAACGCCGGATGAGAGTTTCGAAATGCTATTGTAGGTATAAAAATGCATTCGAAAATAAAACCATTGCCAAAGACTGGCGATATTGTTTGGTTTCAACCATCTGAAGAATGGGGGGGAGATACTCCCAAAATGAGACCAGGTGTGGTATTAGGTGTATCGAAACTAAAGCATGAAATCATAGTTGCATTCGGTACGAGCCAAAAAACACACAAACTCTACCCATCAGAGTTTCTTATTCAAAAAGCTGATGGCGATGATGTTTTTGGTCTATCTGGGTTAAGCTACGATACTAAATTTGACTTAGCCAGAACATCTATCCTGCCTTTTACTACAGAGTTTTTCTCTAAGGCACCAAGAAAAAATAATGTCCCTTATCCAAAGCTCGGTAGTGTTCATATAGCGTACTACAACGCGATGCTCAAGGCGAAAAATAATAGTAAGTGACTTCTGAAGTGCTGTAGTATCCACTACAGCACAATTTACTTAGCAATCAATGATCTTACTATTTCAAATCATTCCCTCTGCGCCAATAGGCTCTGATCGTGTTCATCATCGGTTACTGGTGCTGACTCTGTTAAGTTGATTTTTCATACCGAACCGCCTTTAACAAAAATAATCCAGTGGGTTGTGTCGTTTTCCCGGTGCGCTGGCCAATTGCTGGTTTCACGTCAGTGAACGCTAAAATCTGCATATCGTTCTATTTGAATATGAGAACTCCGTGTGGCCGCAGTACGCGGAAAGCCTCTTTGAACCCGACTCGCAAATCAAAACGCCACGTTTCTTTGTTCAATCATTTCTTTGTCAGTGAAAGTGGTCATGCTGTAGCCTCCCTTCTTGATATTTTTCAAACCAGAACACAACCGGGTCAGATTTCATTTCAACCAATCCCATACGAACCAGCGCTTTGCCTTTCCCGGACGCAAGGAATTCACGACGACCATCACTGATAATTCGCCGATAATCTTCCAGGCTACTGCAATGCTTGTGCAGATTGCATGGGTGGCATGCCGGAACCATGTTGGATATATCGTCACGTTCCTGGTGAAGCATATTTCCAGCAAAACGAATGACCGGTTTTACATGGTCTGCATGCCACTTTTCGCCAAGTTCGCAGCCGCAATAAGCGCAGCGACCGCCGAACTTCATGCGCAGCTCTGCACGTTGTTTTTTCGTCAGTGCCATATCAATCTCCTTTAGTGCGCATGTGGTTTTCCAGCGTTTTTGCTCTCCTGCGCTCCTCCCCAAGCGCATAACGCGCCTCTACCGGGTCTTTGTCTTCATATTCACAATTGACGCTTTTAACCATCGCCACACAACACTCATTGCAGCATCGATAAGACATAAGTTCGCCGTCAAATTTCCATGTTGTACTGCGGTGTATTTCACCATTTGAAATTTCTCCGGCGCATATGTGGCATGTATATTCACCGCGAGAGGTAACGATTTTATTCGATAACTCAATATCAAATGGCGCACCAAAATCACCTTCAAAAAGGTAAAAATCCAGAGCATCATCTAAATCTTGTTTACTGTATCTCCGCTGCTCTTTTGTGGTAATGGTCATTTCAACCTTCCTTATACGGATTAATTTTATTGTGCAGTGTGTTGAACGACGCCCATACCACGTCGTTATACAATTCAATAACTGGCTCAATTATTTTCCCGATTGCCCAGACAAAAATTAGCGGGGATATTGGTATCATCAACACGATAAACAGAATGAGAAACAAAAATTCTGTTGTTCTACTCTTTCGCGGATATTTTTTTCTAAATAATGTGACCATTCATTACCGCCATTTCGGGCGGCCTCCTGATGTTCTGAGGGTGCAGAAATCCCTCCGGTTAAGGATTCAATAAAAATCACTTCCGATTTAAATTTTCAGTGCTTTGTTGCCAGTTAGTTTATTGCTGGAAAATAACCTCATGCCCCAGTTTCGCCGCCAGCGCCAGTTCTGCCTTAGCGCCTGCCGACCGATGCCAGCCTTTCAGCATGTAAATCGTATCCACACAGCGGAGCATCGCAGTACAAATATCCATGTACTGCGCCTGTGTCAGCCCATCGGGAAGCACTGCCGGATTCAACACCGTGCACCCTTTCTGTTTCAGCTTCTCTTCCGCCTCGTGAAATGCCTCACGGTTGAAATTTTTATACCCGGTCATCGGCCCTGCGATATAAACCCTCATATCGTTGCTCCGTTATTACCCCTGTAAAACATCAAAACTCGCTGCATAACTTCACTTCTCCGGCACTCGCGACAGATTATGTTCTGATGCCTGTCGTAGCGGCGTATTTCTCCGTCAGGTAATGACCAGATAAGGTCCGGATCAACCGCAGATGGTTTCTTCAGCTTTGCCCTTGAGAGCTTTTTACGGGCATTTTGCCAGTCCTTACGCGCCTGTTCAGACGGGAATAACCCGTAACCAGAGTTGTATACATCGCCGCTGGCAACCAGCTCTCTTGCGAGAACGCTCATCAGATATCTTGTCGCACCTGTCTTGGCTTCCAGTTGCCGTAACGTCTCGCGCCCACTCTGGCGTACGAATTCAACAACCTGCCCTTTAATTTTTTCCCGCTCTTCTTGTGTAAAAACTTTTGCCACAAGTCCTCCTGAAAATTACCTCATGACCAGAAATCAACACTTACCCCCTGAAGCCCGGTGGAATTTCGGTATCCGGTTCAGAAATATGATTCACACAACGCTGGTTGTTCGTGCCGCTTACCGGGAGCAACCAGGGGTTCTCAAAATTCCGGTCCGGTCCAAAAAACGTCGTCGCTCGCTGAACAAATTCCGTTCCCGTTTTCCCGGTAGCCGCCAGGTATCTTGCGTAACGCCTCACGCCATCCAGCATGGCCTCTGGTGGCACCCCCTCGCGTAATCTGGCCTTCCAGGCACTGAAAGCGGATTTCTTCGGATTTGCCCCGGCACGCAACGGGTACTCCCGCCAGACCTGTTCGAACACATCCGGATAATCCACTCGTCTCACAGGCTGCCCGGTGTTTTCCGGGACTACCCGATCGGCTTCCCGCTGAATGGCGGAATCGGCTTCAGGCTGCTGCAGTTGGTGTGATTGCTCCGGCCTTGCGGTCATCACCTGCTGCACAGCGCCCGAATCGGCTTTCAGCGCATACGCTGAATCGGCTTCCGGTGTCGTGCCTGCTGGCTGACCAGGATTGACGGTCTGAACATCCCCTGCCTGGTTCGTGGCGTTTTTTACGCCATGGACCATAGTGTTTTGATCTTCTTGATCTGTATCTTTATCTGTATCTGTATCTGTATCTTTATCTGTCGTGACTCGTCGTGACATGTGCGTGACATTTCGTGACGCGCCGTGACAATCTCCATTTTGTTCCCGCTTTCTTTCCCTCTCTCGCTGCGCCCTCTTGCGCTCTGCCGGAGATTTTGCGGTTTGCGAAATATTGCCGTTGTCCTCTTTCAGCACCTGGCGTTTTTCCCATCCAGTGATTAAATCACCATCAAGTACCCGCCCCTGCATCGTCTGCAAAATTGAATCAATTACCTCTTCTGTCACGTCGAGCGCACTTGCCAAATCTTCTGTCGTGACATCAATGTGACCTCGCGTGACATTTCGTGACGCGCTCACCAGGAGGTGGATATACACTGCCATCACTGTTGCAATTGGCTGCCCTGACACCCTGGCAATTGTTCGCCACTTAGGGTCATTTGGCATGTCATGCCATAATCTGAGCCAGGCGTTAGCCATACTCACCTCTTTTGATACCGAATCTTTTTACTCACAAATTGCCGGAAGTGATCTGGTATGAATATCGCGAGTCAATGCACAGCCACAATATTTCCTGCAGGGCCACCACGATTCATCTGGTTGAAACCAGCGATCGCCACTGCGACAAAATCATCAGCGTCTCTCACCAGTCGTTCCCGCGTCTCCACTAGTTCCCGAAAATAGGCTGAGCTATGGCTGCGCATTCGGGCCACCAGCAGAGGCGGCATTGCTTTTTCGATAGCTGGTAACAACGCCTGAATTTTTTTAACCGCATCAGGGGTGTCTTTCTCCACCCAACGGAAAATTTTCTGAGTATTGCGAGCCAGGGCTTCCGGATGGCTGTCGTCATACAGTTCCGGGAACGTCATTCCCAGCTCGAAATACGCTTTGGTAATTTTCGCAGCCGGTACTTTTTCGCCGTCCGGATGCGCCCAGGCATTCATCGCCATGCGGATATGTTCATGCTTGATTTTCATGAATCCCCCCTTGGTTAGAAGGCGGATTATGATCAGAACCGGGAATGACAACCGTCGGTATGTGTAACTCATATTTGAGCGCCCCGGCAGTGACTGCCTGAATTAGCAACGCCCATTTCCACGGAACCTCTTCCCCCCACATGCTGACTGTGGTTTTTGACGTTCCTAGAGCTGCGGCTGTTTTAACAACTCCGCCAAAATAGCCTAATACTTCTGATTTTTTCATGAGTCGCTCCATAAAACTGAACGCCAAAAGTTTAATAATCAAAACCAAAGAAAGTCAAGAAACAAAACCATCTGTGTTTTAAAATCAAAACATGAGCAAGCAAACAATATCTGAACGCATAACCCAACGTATGCATGCGCTAAACCTGAAAGGCAAAGACCTTGTCAATGCCACTGGCGCATCAAAAGGCTCCGTAAGTCAATGGATGAACGGTGGAGGAGCGCCGTCCTCGCGTTACATAAGTTCACTGGCAAAAATATTGAAAGTAAACGAAAATTGGCTTCTTAATGGAGGAGAGTTAAATACAGGTGATTCGCTTGATCTATCTTTACCGCCGATAAAAACGGTTCCGCTACTATCACTTCAGCAGGCAGCAAGCTGGAGTGATTATATGAAAAATTCCTCAATAACCTCTTGTGTGCAGCTTGTCGGAGAAATCCCGGCCAATACCTTTGCAGTTGTTCTAGAGAGTGACAGTATGTCAACATCTGGTGGGGGAGTTTCCATCCCAAATGGTTCAACAGTTTTTGTTGATCCCGATCGAACCGTACAACCAGGAAATATTGTCCTTGCCTTACCCAAAGGGACCACAACACCTGTCATTCGTAAACTGGAGATAGAAGGGCCGGATATTCTTTTAGTCCCCACGAATCCTCGCTACCCTTCAATTATGCTGGATGATCTATCTTGCATATTGGGCGTATGCTTTAAAATTCAACAAGATATTTAACCGACCTCATCTATTTGATTAACTGTATGCCATCGTGGTGATGGCTTAACAGCTGCCTGCTTAAAATGTTTTGATAAAAAAACATTGACCTGAAAAGTTCATTTTTCTAAACTTCATTCATTCCCTCTCCCCACCCCACAGAATGCAGGGCAATACTTCGAGTTACCAGGCAGTGGTCAGGGGTTAAGTAGCCAGCCCGAGGCGTAAGAACATGACGGCAGGGTTCAACTTTAATAACTATGCAGCAGGTTTTTGTTCCGCTACCCCGGCGTTAAGGGGAAATGAGGTCAGCATGGATACTATCGATCTTGGCAACAGCGAATCTCTGGTATGTGGCGTGTT